GTCGTGATCCATGACCCGGTTTCGCCTGCTTCGTCCGATCTCGGCGCGCTCGATGAGTGGCGCCGTGTCGGCTTCTGGCGGGCTGACGATCACGGCCGGGTCCGGTAGCGCCTACGATTCCGCTGCGCAGGACGCCTACTTCGACAGCCTCTATAGCTCCGCCTTCGCGGCGTTGACGTACTCCAGCACCAAGTACGTCAGCACCAGCGGCAGCAATGCGAACAATGGCAACAGCCTTGGCGCTGCTTACGCAAGCGTCGATTACGCCGTCTCTCAGATCGGCGCTAACGGGCTGATCCTCGTGGATGACGGCACGTACAACGTTGGCGCTTCTGGCTGGCTGAACAGCACCGCGGGCAACGCGCCGCCGAACGGTACGGGCTCGAACTACACCGTGATCCGCGCCATCAACCCGGGCGCGGTGACGATCTCCCAGACCTCGCAGAGCTACTACGGCTCGCTGCTGCGCCTGACCAACTCGCAACGGATCTGGATCGACGGCTTCAACTTCTCGCACGACGCGGCGCACGAAGACGAGGCGATCTTCCATCTTCCCGATGTGAGCCGCATCACTCGGTGCATGTTCAGGCGTCGCCAGTCTGGCACCTACGGAGCGACGATCTACCTAGGTGTTGGCTCGCTGATGCAGGACTGTGCGGCCTACGGTGCTGGTCGCTACCTGTTCTACACAGGTTCCGGTTCTGCTGACTCGGTGGCGGGAACGAACGTATTCCGCCGCGTGGTTGGGCGCATGGATTGGGCTCTCGCTACCCAGCCGGTTGCCACCTTCGCGCACTACGGATCCGACAACGGTGCGTGGGTTGACTCGAAGGAAACGCTGTTCGCCAACTGCTTGGCGATCGACGGGCCAGCGACAGAGAATCAAGCCACCTACGGCTTCAAGTGGGCGAGTTTCTACAACCCGAAGCACCAGCGTGACCTCCGCTACCGCGGCTGCATCGCGCTGAATGATGGCGCCGACCTGGCGAGTTTCCGCAGCGACAACATCGGAAGCCCGACCCTGAGCGCCTACGACTGCGCCATCTGGGACAACGACAACAACACGCAGTCCGGGCAGTCGCCGAACGGCTTCCACCGGCAGAACGGCACCTTCACGATCGATCACTGCACTGGCGGGCAGATCCTCGGCAGCGACACCAGTGGCACGACAAACTTGTCGAGCGCGAACCATCGGTTCAGCGACTCGATGACTGACATCGTGCAGCGCGTTGGCGGCAATGGCGCCGAGATCTTGTACTGCCACGGCTCGTTCCTCACGCATTGGGGCGAGACTGGCTTTGACACCGTGACCTCGGTCCCTCTGTGGCCGTGGCCCTACGAGTCGCGCATCAAGGCGTGGATGGACACGCAGATCACTCGGCCGGCGAGCCACTTCCCGAGCACGCCCAGCAGCTCGCGGCAGTCGTTCCAGGGAACCGCTCTTGGCGGTAGCGCGATGACCGTGACCCGTCGCATCTGGGAGTGCGCAGGAACTGCTACGCCGAGCTTTGCCTCGGGGGCGGGAGTGTACTGATGGCAACGCTTGTCCAGCAGACCGCAGAACTGTTCGCCGACAACGCAGCGAGCATCGCGCCGTCCATCACGGGCGTCACGGCCGGCAACCTTGTGGTGATGTTGGTCGCGTGCTCGCAGAACACCTCAAACACTGCACTGGCTGCGCCATCAGGCTGGACGCTGGCGGCGAGCGCGACTGGCCCGACCTCGGGCACCTACCGCCAATGCGCGGCGATCTTCTACAAGGAGAACGCATCGGCCGGCGCGCACTCTGGGACGGTAACAGGCTACACCGGCTCCTATTGGGCCGCGACTATCGTTGAGTTCTCGGGACCCAAGACTTCTGGGGCACTGGAGGGAACCAACACCAACAGCGGCAACGGCGTCACGACTGGTTCAACCAACAGCGCAAGCAACACGACCGCGAACGCGCTGGTGCTGGCTGCCATCTGCTGCTCGAACGACGCAGGCACGATGTCCGGGCTCAGTTCCCCCGCATCAAGCGGCTACACGAACATCGACGGCGAATTGACCGACGCGCTGCACACCGGCTACCAGTTCTCATACAAGAACGTCTCGGCCACTGCTTCTCAGTCTGCCTCGTGGACGTGGACGAACAACAGCGGCTTCGGCGCCGCTATCGCGAACTTCGGCGATGCCGGTGGCGGCGGAACTGCCGTGCCGGTGTTCCTTCATAATCTCCAGCAACAGGGGATCGCATGACCATCAAACTCAAGCAGAGCACGGCCAGTCAGGAGATCCCGCTGGGCTACTTCGTCGACTCGACGGACGGCAACACGGAAGAAACTGCGCTGACGATCGCAAACACAGACATCAAGCTGTGGAAGAACGGCGCAACCACGCTCGCCGACAAGAACAGCGGCGGTGCAACGCACATCAGCAACGGCATCTATTACGCGGTACTGGACTCCACCGACACCAACACGCTCGGGCCGCTCGTGATCTTCTGCCACCCGACCGGCGCACTACCTGTGCGGGTGGAATGCGAGGTGCTCCCCGCCAACGTGTACGAGTCGCTGGTGACCGGCACCGAGTGGCTGGAAGCGACCACGCTGCGCAATGACGTGGTGATCAGCGGTACGACGATCACGGTGCGCAAGCCGGATGGAAGCACCACGCAGTACACCAAGACCGGCACCTTCACGACGGGCGCCGACGTTCTGACGGGGCTCGACTGACATGCAACACACCCACTCGGATCGGCTGGAGCGGTGGTTGGGCGCCGAAAAGGTTGCCCAGATGAGCGCGGCGATGTGCAACCCCCATGCCAAGTGGTACGGCAAACCGATCGCCGTGCACGGCGTGCCCGGCCAGGTCTACGCGACGAGGGATGGCGACTTCATCGGCGCCATCGACGCAGGCTACGAGATGTCCGCGATGGATCGTGCCGAGCACATCATTCGCAGGCACCGGCAAGCACAACGCGCACGGATGGCGCGAGCTCGGCGCCAGGGCGGAACCATCGGTTCGCTGGATGCTGCGCTGGCGGCGTACTTCGGAGGCGGCAACCGCACCTTCCTGTTCAACAAGGCAGGCACCACCGGTGTCGTCAACTCGACCAACACGCTGTGGTACGTCGGCAATCAACCGGCTGCCGGGGCCGCGGCCGGGGCAGCCCCAGGGGGCACGGTGCCGACGAGTGCCACAACCGGGGCATGGCCGTTCGACAACCCGGCGAGCGGTACGCAGCACTTCGTCTTCGGCAATCCGGTGGCGTCTGTGGCACCGAACACGCTGCTGCTGTACGACCGGCTGTTCAGTGTCACGAAGACCATGAACAGCACGACCACGGAAGCTGTGAGTGGCACCCCAACGAGGTATCAGTCGGCCACAACTTCTGCTGCCGACTATGCAGGCAACAACTTCCTGATGATCGAGTGCCGCACTGCGCTCGCAGCCACGGCGCACAACTGGACGGTCTGCACCTACACCGATCAGGACGGCAACACTGGAGCGACACTGCCGAGCGTCACCGGCAACAGCGGCAACATCATCAACCGTCTCGACCAGCCCGCTGGCACCTGGTTCTGCCCGCTCGCCAGCGGCGACACCGGCATCAAGAACCTCACCCAGATGCAGTGCTCGGCCGCGGTAGCAACCGGCGCGATCGACTTCACCATCGGCCACCCGATCGCCTTCATGCCATGCGGCATCGCGAACTTCGTGTGTGAGAAGGACGGCCTGACGACATCGATCAGTCTGGAGAGGATCATGGACAACGCCTGCTTGGCGCTGCTGGAGATCCTCAAGAGCTCGACCACGGCCACGACTTACAATGGTCAGTTCACGACACTGAGAGGCTAAGCGATGGCGCGGCGCGTCGGCGGCAATCCGGCGAAGACCCGGTTGCTGCCGGGTGTCGGGTACCCCATCCCAATCAACACCCCGGCGCCTGCTGCCGGCGGCTTCACGTCCGCTGCCGCGCCATGGCCGTTCGGGTTTGGCGCGGCTGCTTCAGGGCTCACGCTCACCCAGTCGGGCGCGGTTGCCGCCACCGGTGCAGTCACCATCACGGGTGACCTGGCTTTCGTCGCGCCGTTCACCCTCGCCCAGACCGGAGCAATCGGGCTCGCGGGCGTAGCTGCGCTATCGGGGAACCTTACCTACGTTGCGCCGGCGGTGCTGACGCAAAGCGGCGCGATCGCCATTACCGGCGTGCCCACACTGTCGGGCGATCTGGGGATCACCGCCCAGATCGTACTCACGCAGAGTGGCGTGATCGGCATTTCCAGCGCGGCGGCGCTGGCCGGTGATCTGACCTACGTTGCTCCGGCCACCATCACGCAAAGCGGTGTGCTCGCGGTGGCGGGCACGGCCGCGGTGACCGGTGATCTGACCTACGTCGCTCCGTTCGTCTTGGCGCAGAGTGGGGCGCTTGCAGTGGCGGGCGCGACCGCGGTGGCCGGCGATCTGACTTACGTTGCCCCGTTCGCCTTGGCGCAGAGCGGCACGTTGAGCATCGCAGGTACGGCTACCACCGACGCGGACCTCACAATCGCCGCCGCGCGAGGCTTTACCTCCGCAGTGGCGTTGTGGCCGTTCGGTTTCGGCACGGTTCTCGTCACCGACATTGTGCTGACCCAGACGACGCCTATCAACATCGCGGGCGCACTGGCAGTTTCCGGAGACGTTGACACCGGCGGCGATGTGTTTGAGCTCGTCGCGCCGTTGGACATCACTCCGGTGGCCGCCGCGCTGACCGTTGCCGGGGACATCAGCACCACGTCGGCGCTCACCCTCGTGCAGAACGGCGCCGTTGCGGTGGCGGCGTCGGCGGCGGTCGCTGGCGATCTGGGTCTTGCGTGGGCACTGGCACAGAGCGGCGTGATCGCCGCTACAGGCACTGCAACGGTGGTGGGTAATCTAGGCCTTGCCTGGGCCTTGTCGCCGACCGGTGCCATCGCACTCGCGGGAGCGTTCAGCCCGTCCGGGAACATCGGCTTCTCGTGGGCTCTTGCGCAGTCCGGGGTTCTTGCGCTTGATGGTGCGCTGGCCGCCGCAGGTGACGTGGGGTTTGCATGGCAGATTGCCCCGAGCGGGGTCGTGTCGCTCGGAGCAGCCTCCCAGGTGTCCGGCGATCTCGTCTACGGGTCGCCCGGCGGTTTCACACTGACGCCCACCGGAGCGATCCCGCTGGCCGGTGCCATGCAGGCGCAGGGCGATCTCACCTACGTCGCCCCGTTCAACCTTGCACCCACCGTCCCGCTTGCGGTGGCCGGGGCGTTCAGCATCTCCGGTTCGCTGCAGTTCGTCGCACCGTTCAACCTCGTGCTGGTGGCGCCTGTCGCGCTCACTGGCACCGTAACGGTCAACGGGGATCTGCTGGCCGGCGGCCCGTTCACCGTGGAGACCTCCGGGGCGATCGCAGCCACCGCCACGGCTGTGCTGACCGGCGACCTGTTGGCCGGCGGCCCGTTCCTGCTGGATGTCACCGCGCCGATCACGGTTGAAGCGGTGCTCAACGCCGTGGGCAATCCGCGGGCGGTGACGCCGACCACGGTGCCGGATGTCGTCGGCAGCGATCAGGAAGCCGCCGAGACCGCACTGCACGCCGCGGGCCTGCTGGCAACGGTGACGCTGGTACTGACCACCGAAGCGCCGGCAGGCCAGGTCATTGCGCAGTCGCCCGCGGGCGGCACCCCGTCATTCGTTGGCAGCACTGTCGAGATCACCGTCTCACAGTACAACGCCGCCGAGATCCTGGGCGAGAACCGCAATGTCCGGTTCAAGCCGATCAAGCGCAAGCGCAAGCACGAGGAAGCGCCCGCTGAGGTTGCCAAGGCTGCGCCGAGTCCCTTGTTGAAGGGCTTGGTGGAGAGGACGAAGCCGCGCAGTACAGGCATCGGAGAGGTCAAGGCTCGGGTTGCGCCGGTGACGGCATCGGAGATCGACCTCCCGATTCCGCAAGTGGTTGCCGCTCCGGCGGTTGCCCCTGCGGCCGCCGCCGCCGCCGCCGCCGCGCCCACCCCTGCGGCGCCGGCCGCCGCGCCGGCAGCGGTGGATCCGGTGGTTCGACTGGAGCAGGAGATGACGGCTTTCGTTGAAGGGGCGGTGCAAGCGCTTACGAAGCAGATGGCGGCATTGGAGAAGTTGTTGACAGCCCGAACCGATGAACTGACGAAGGTTCGCACGCAGCTGGACGACCTACGCAAGCGGGAGATCAACCGCACGCGCGCCGAAGCGCTTGCCCGTCAGATCGAATTGGATGGATGACTTGCGATTTCATAACCTGAGAGCATAGAATCGTCACGCATGCGACTGAGCACTGACGACCTCGCCTTCCTGGCGCGACTGTCCAAGTCACCAGATGGCCGCCGTCTGCTGCAGTTGCTTCAAGCCAAGCAGACCGAGTGCAACGACAAGCTGCGATCCACCACCGGGGAAGAGGTTCTCCGCTGGCAAGGACGGGCTCTCGCAGTCGACGAGTTGATCGCCGACATCGCACAGGCCGAGCAGAAGCTGACCCGGAACGGGGCCCCTGTCACCTCACAGGCTCGCCCCGTACCGCACCAACAGTAGGGCTCGCCTCCGGCCCCCTACGCAACCGATTCCCCGGACGCTGATCGCGCCCCGGACCTCGGAGAACCCACATGCAGCAGGCTTCACAGCCTTCGAATGAAACGCGACTCCCTCGCGCCGTTGTGCGGCGTGTTGCGGCGGCTACCACCCCGCGCACCCCGAATCTGGCCGACCCGGAGCCCACGGCACCAGTGGCGCCCTCGGATGAACCGAACGCACCTGTGGCCGCCGTCCCTGACGCCAACACACCCAAGGCGCCCAACCCGCCCGAGGATCCGCGGCACAGCGACCCGACGTACTGGAAGCATCGCTTCGAAGCCGTCGCCGGTCGACTCCGCGCCCGAGAGGACGAGCACAAGGCAGCGATCGGCACGCTCCGTCAGGAAAACGATCAGTTGCGAACGGAAATCCTCCGTCTGCAGCAGGCGACGCCCACCTCGACGCCCCAGGCCACGATCAACCTCGCGGAGTTCTTCACGCCCGAGCAGATCAAGAACCTCGGCGAAGACGACGCAACCGCGATGGCCCAGGCCGCCGTGAACGCAGCGATGAAGGTCGCTCGCGAGACGGTGACCGCCGAGATCAAGCCGCTGCTCACCCGGCAGCAGGAGGACTCGGAAGCCGAAGCGGCGCGCAAGGTGCGAGAGTTCGAAGAGGCCGTTGAAGAGGCCGTCCCGAACTACCGAGTCCTCGACAAAGACGAGGGCTGGCTGACCTGGCTGGACGAGGAAGACGCAGCGACTGGACTGGTTCGGCAGGAGATCCTCACTCGCCATTGCGCGCGTCTCGACGCGCCGAAGGTGGTGAAGATGTTCCAGGCATACCTCGCGCAAGCGGCTGCGGCCGCCCCGCAGGTGCCGGAACCCCCGATTGCACCAAGCGGCAGCGGAGCGACTGGTGGTGACACCCCTCCCCAACTGCCGCGTGGCGCCGGAACGGGCTACCCGACTCAGGCCGAGATCAAGGACTTCTTCAAGCGCTCAGCAACCAAGAAGCCCGGTGATGTCGGATTCGTGACGGACAAGGAACGCGCAGAGTTCGAAGCGAGGTTGAGGCTCCCGCGCCGGTAGGTGACCGGCAACGCCTTTCGCACAGGAGCACACCATGGGCGTTCCCATCGCATCGGGTCTTCCGGACTACGGCCCGGCAGGCACCATCAACTTCAACCCGGAACTGTACTCGGCCAAGCTGGTCGAGAAGTTCTACAAGACCACCGTGTTCGGCGAGATCGCCTCGACCGACTACGAGGGCGAGATCACGGGCTTCGGCGCGCAGGTCAAGATCCGCACGATCCCGGACGTGACCGTCTCCGACTACGTGGTGGGCGCGGGCCTCAACCCGCAGTACCCGACCAACAACTCGGTGACGCTGGCCATCGACCAGGCCAAGTCGTTCGCGGTCGCGCTGTCGACGGTGGATTCGCGCCAGTCGGACCTCGACCTGGCCGACATCTTCGCCAACGACGGTTCGATCCAGCTGCGCATTGCGGCCGACGCGGACATGCTCACCACGATCCCTGCGGACGTGGCGGCGGCCAACTCGGGCAACACCGCCGGCGCCGATTCGGCCAACATCAACCTCGGCAGTTCGACGACGCCGCGCGCGGTCTCCAAGACCGACGTGGTGGATTTCATCGTCGACTGCGGCACGGTGCTCGACGAGCAGAACGTGTCGGACGAGGGTCGTTGGATGGTGGCGCCGCCGTGGTTCATCGCCCTGATCAAGAAGTCCGATCTGCGCATCGCGTCGCTGGCCGGTGATGGCGTGTCCATCCTGCGCAACGGCAAGGTGGGCGAGATCGACCGCTTCACGATCTACCAGAGCCGCAACCTGCTGACGCAGACGAGCCCGGGCCCCGCGAGCTACGTCATGTTCGGCCACAGCGCCGGCCTGACCTTCGCGTCCCAGATCGTCGAGTGCCAGATGATCGATAACCCCAACGACTTCGGGTACATTATTCGGGGTTTGATGGTGTTCGGTTACGAGGTCATCGGGCCGAAGTACGTCGGCACCGCAGTGGTCGCCAAGGGCTGATGGGTATAGGATGGGGTGCGTGAGCACCCTGTCCGCCCCGCAAACACAGGAGCAAGGTCATGAAGACGAGCAACCCCTACGGCGCCAACTTCCCGGTCAAGGTGCCGCCCGAGACGATCCAGAAGGAGATGTCGCAGGCGAGCAGCAAGGCCAAGGCGCGCTACCCGCACACGCCGCTGGGCCCGTCCCAGAAGAACGGCGAGGCGGGCAAGATGAAGCGCCCGGCGTACACGCCCGGTACTTCGCCCGCAGGCTCCTGATCGGAGCCTGTACCTACCAGCCGGCGCCCCTGTGGCGCCGGTTTCTACATTGATCACCCCGGAGAGACCCGATGATCACCGACGCCCAAGAAGCCGCACTTGCCGCCCGGCGCGCGCAGACCGCGCAGGACAAGCGCAACCCCTTTCTCATCCACGTGGACGATGGCCGCCTGATGCCGAACGTCGCCCGCCTGCGCGGCCATGCCAAGTACCGCGTCTTCACCGGCTCGCCCAAGGCGACCCCCGAAGAGCGTATGGCGTGGCTCCGGTCGATGGGCAACGGCACCCCGCTGCCAACCGAGGATCCGTTCGACATCGGCACTGCTTCGGTGGCCGAGTTGATCGCTTTCGCGGCGTCGGAGTACGGCGTGACGCTGGACCCTTCGACGCACCACAACAAGATGCGCGCCGAACTGCGCCGCCTGGCGGCCGAGGCGGGCAACCTGGCATGAGGTGACCCATGGCCGTGTCCGTCGAGACCGTCATCAACAATGTGGCGCGCACGCTGCTGGACACGGCTTTCCGTACATGGTCGCGTGCCGAGCACGTGGCCAACCTCAACATCGCGCAGCGTCTGATCTGCGGCGACTACAAGCTCGACGCCTACCCCAAGCGCGAGTTCGTCGCACTGGTGGCCGGCATCGCGCAGGACATCCCTGCCGAGGGCACCGCATTGATCGACATCACCGACAACGAGGTGTCGCAGCGCAGTGTGACCCAGACGGATCTTGCGATTCTGCAGGAAGAGAACCGCTTCTGGCCGCGCGGCACACAGCAGACCGAGGTGGAGAACTACGCCGCCGATCCGCGCACCCCGCGCAAGTTCTTCGTGTTCCCGCCGAACAACGGCTCGGGCAGTGTGCGCATCACCTACGGCGCGATTCCGGATGAGATCACCGGTTCCAGCGGTGAGACGATCGCGCTGTCCGACGCCTACCAGTACCCCATCGAGCGCATCATGCTCTCGCTGGCCTTCGCCAAGAACTCGGTGCGCCAGGATCTGAGCAAGTCGCAGGCCTTCATGAACGAAGCACGGCTTGCACTCGGCCTCAAGTCGCAAGGCCAGGTGGCCGTAGCGCCCAAGACGGCTCAATCCCCGGGGGTGGCATGACGACCTTCGTCAACGTCTTCGATCAGCTGGCTTCGATCGCACTGGTCGTGCGCAAGGCGCCCAGCACGTTGCTGCGCCGCGCCTACGTCAAGGCGTACCGCGACTGGTGCGCCGAGACGCGCTGGCTGCGTGACACGGTTCCTGGGCAGACCGTGGCCAACACCGTGGTCTACGACCTGGGCAGCGACCCGTATCTGGAGATCATCAGCGTGCGCGCCGCGTCGTGCACGCCGCTGCAGGGTGCCGGCGTCTCGACGCCGCGCACGCTGCCGCTGCAGCCGCAGGATTCCAGCCTGTGGGATCCCAACGCGCAGGCCAGCCGGCCGCAACGCTACTGCTACATCCCCGAGGGCCAGATCGCGTTCTACCCGACGCCCGATGCGGTTTACGACATGCTGGTCACCGTCGCGCTGCAGCCGAAGGACGGTGTGGCGCAGGTGCCCTCGGAGCCGCTCAAGAAGTACAGCACGGGCATCGAGGCGGGCGCGCTCATGCACCTGCTGCGCATCCCCGGGCAACCGTGGAGCGACCCGAAGATGGCCGAGAAGTACGAGGCCATCTGGAACTCCTGCGTCAGCAACGGCAAGGCCGACGTGCAGCGGGCCTACAACGAAGGCTCGCAGCGCGCTCGACCGCGCCCCTTCGTGATGGGACGGTGACATGGCTTTCGGTCTGACTCCTGCCGGTTCGGGCTTTCCTCCTCAGGCGCCCGATGCGTTCCCCAACTACATCCAGTTCCAGAGCAGTGGCACGGACCTGGGGTTGCCGAACGTCGACACGGTGGACTTCACGACAGGCTTGACGGCCACGAGGGGCACCGGCGAGAACGCCAACAAGGTCACACTCTCGGCTTCTGGCGGTGCCGCCACCCTGGAAGAGCTCGCGGTATCCTTGACGGGCTCCGTGTCCGGCGCGTTTGATGGTGTGGTGTTCAACAACTGGACCGGCACCGTGTTGAAGACCAGTGCTGACGCCACGTGGAACGAGACCACCAACGCCGTTGACTTGGTGCAGACCGGGCTCTATGAGGTGTGCATCCAAGCCAATATCACACCAGGGTCCGGCACATGGCCGGTCGCAGTGGGGGATTTCGTCCACTACGGCAGCGAGGCCAGTCCTTCCGTGGGCAGCGTTCCCGGCGGGGCGCGGAGTAAGCACGGGGCCACCGTGTCTCTGGCCGCAGGGTGGCAAGCCATAGGGCTGTTCATGAACTTCTCCGATCGGTACGTCGTCAACGTGCCGACGTTGGCGAGCAGTATCACCCCGGCGGTCTACGCCAATGCCTACGGTGCCGAGGCTGACATTGCGGACTTCACCGCCGTCGTGACTGTGCGCCGGATTGGCGCCGCCGCTTGAGGCATGGACGTTCGTGTCGTCACCGTGACTGCGCGCCCGGAGAACCTGTGGTTCGGTGAGATGCTGTCGTCAGTGGCCGAGGGGCTTCCCACCGGCGTGCCGCACATCGTCGTGCACTCCGCCGGAGGTGCGAAAGCGTGGAACCGGGATCTGTGGGCCGCATGCCAAGGTGCCGATGCGGTGGCGGTGGTCGACGATGACGATCGCGTGCTGCCCGGCGCGATCGCCGCGTGCCTCGACGCCCTGCACACCACCAGCGCCGGGTTGGCTTTCACCGACGAAGAAGAAATCGACGCCGCAGGGCTGCACCTCCGGGACGGCATGCGTCGAAAGCGCACATTGATGGACTTGGCCATGCACCCGAGGTGCGTGCACCACTTGGCGATGTTCCGGCCTGCGTACATGCCGCCGGAAGCGTTGGCTTTGGCCGACCGGTGCGGCCGCGGGCTCGATTGGCTCTTGCGCGCGGCCGCAGGACTCCGCGGCGGCGCCGTGAGGGTACCCATGCTCGGGTACCAGTGGCGGCGGCACGCCGCGCAAGACTCCACGAGCGACGGGGATGTCTACGCACGGGCGCTACCCACGCTCCGCCAGATGACTCGTTCATGGATGCGCTACGATGCCGCCATTCCGGAGGCGCGGCCGTGAAGATCACACTGAGCAATCCCCGAGGTGAAGTGCCACGGGTCGCGCCGCACCTTCTGCCCGACAACGCTGCGCAAGCTGCGGTCGGCACGCGGCTGCTCACCGGCGACATCACTGCTTGGCAGCAGTTCTCCACCACCAAGACACTGGCCACCGCCGCGCCGGTACGCACGATCTACCTGCTCAACAACAGGTGGCTGTCCTGGGGCGTGGATGTGGATGTGGCTCGCGGTATCGTGCCGGGGGACGACACCTACCGCATCTACCTGACAGCACCGGCGCTGTATGGCGCGCCGCGCTGGACGAACTATGCCTTGGCGACCACGGGCGCTGAACCCTATCCCGTGACGACGCGGCCGCTGGGCGTCCCTAACCCAGACACCGCGCCTACCTTGTCGGTCGGTGTCGACACCACGGCGACCACGTTCTCGGTCGACATCACCGACAACGGTGACCAGCTGGCCACCTCGTGGACAATCTCGCCTGTCGTGCCCTTCACGGACTGATCCATGGCCTTCGAAAGTTCAGTCACCCAGGTGGCCGACCCCCTCGGCGGCTCGGGCACCGTCTATCAGCTGCGGTGGCGCGACACCACGGGCGGCGGCATCCCCACGTACCTGTCGCGCAACTTTGGCGTGGCCAGCGCTTCGGTGGTTGAGACGACTTACGTCTGGGCCTGCAACAGCGTGGGCGGCAAGTCGCGGCTAGGCTTTGGCGTGATGCGCGACGGCGCCGGCATTGGACCGGCGGTGATCGTTGAGAACGTTAGCGGCTCTTGGCGGCTCGGTGCGGGCCTTGCCGGTTCGTGGGCCCAGTACGGCAGCCTGAACGGCTACACCACCGGGCTGGCGCTGGCGGCCGACACCTACTACAAGATGCACATCAAGGTGGTGCCGAACAGCGACGGTTCGGCGTCCATCACAGCCACAGTGCGCACGCTCGGCGACACGGTGCTCGGCACCTACACGACGACGGTCAACACCACGCTCGGCGACTACTGCGGCGCCTACAGCACCTTCGATCAGTTGGGCGGGGCTTCGCTGGCGTACATCCGCAGTGTGCAAGTGCAGGCCAGCGGCTCGACCGGCTACACCCCGGCCAACCTGGCGACCAGCTACGTCTACACCTTCGTCAACGACATCGGCGAAGAAAGCGCGCCGTCGCCAGCCAGCGCGACCATTCTGCGGCCGGATGGCCTGGCCGTCACGGTGACGACTCCGGTTGCGGTGCCCTCGGGCGTCTCCAGCGACTACAACATCACCACCAAGCGCATCTACCGCGCCGCGAGCGGCAACACCGGTACGCAGTTCCTGTTCGTCGCGGAAATCGCACTGGCCACGGCCACCTACGAAGACACGCTGACCGACGCGCAGCTTGGCGAGGTGCTGGAGAGCACGGGATGGGATCTGCCGCCCGACGATCTGGAAGGCATCCTCGCGCTGCCGAACGGGATCATGGTCGGCTTCCGCCGCAACCAGCTGTGCCTATCGGCGCAGAACCGACCGCATGCGTGGCCGCCGCTGTATCGGCTGAACACCGACACCGACATCGTGGGCATCGCGAACGTCGACACCACGGTGGTGATCGGCACCAAGAGCTTCATCTACGTGGCCACCGGCAACGATCCGGCGGTCTACAGCATGAGTAAGTTCGAAGTGCCCTACGCCGCAGTGGCCAAGGCGTCGTTCGCCTACCTCACGGGCGTGGGCGTGGTGTTCGCCGGCACGGACGGGCTGATGGCGGTCACCGGTGTGGGCCAGGCGCGCAATCTGACCGACGCGGTGTTCACGCTGCGGCAGTGGAAGGATCTTGACCCGACCACGATTCGCGCGGTGCAGCACAACGACATCTACTGGCTCTTCGCGCGGCCGCCGGAGCAAGGCGGCAGCGGCACGCCGGGGCAGACCTACAAGGCCTATGCGCTCGACATGAAGGCCAACGGGTTCGGCGTGGTCGAGATGCCGTTCCACGCCAGCGCCGTGCATGTCGACCCGGTGACCGACACGATGTACCTCGTGCTCGATGACATCAACGAGCCTGACGACCCCTCGCTGCCGATTCCGCCGACGACACCGGCCGGCATCGCCGCAGGCAACGTGATCTCCGCGTTCGAAGGCGACAGCACGCAGCAGATGACGTATCGCTGGAAGGGCAAGCTATGGCTGCTGCCGGCGCAGACGTACATGATCATGGCCCGCGTGCGCGCCGACGACTACGACAACATCCTGCTGCGCGTCTACGGCGACGGCGTGCAGGTGGATGAGGTCGTGGTCACTGGCGAAGAAGAGTTCACGCTGGCCGAGACCGATGCGTACCGTAAGTTGGAGATCGAGGTGCTAGGCACGTCCACCATCCGCGAGATCCAACTCGCGGAAGACGTGCGGGAGTTGGGTTGATGGCGGCACCCCTCGGATCCCCGGCGATCGGCAATGTTCGCGCGCTGGAAGTCCGTGAGGTCAACGGGATCCTCGCGGCGGCGCGCCAACGCATCGAAGCCCTGGAGCGAACGATCTCGGTGCTGCAAAGCACGACCGCGGGGCCCAACGCGGCAAACGACATCCAGACGCTCAAGGTTCAGCTGGCGCAGTTGCAAGGGGTGGTGAACTCTTTGAGCTCGGGCAGCGCCAGCGCATCGCTGACGCAGACCTTTCGCGCTTCGTCTGCGGTGCGGGCGGGGTACGCTGTCTATGGCAGTGGCGACGGGACATGCGCCGAGGCGAATCCCAACGACAAAGGCACGATCTACAACATCTTGGGGGTGGCGCGCGCTGCGGCCGCTTCGGGGGGTAACGTGCTGGTGCAGCGTGAAGGCGTTGTCACCATCACCGGTGCAGCATTCACCCCGTTCGCCCCGGTGTTCTTGGGCATCGAAGGGCTCACAGCGTGGCCCAGTTACACCAACGTGGCCGTGCCGATCGGCATCGCGCTGTCAAGCACCACGCTGTATGTGAAGCCCGGCTTTCCTGCGCTTCAATACCTCGGGGTCTACAACGACGCCGAGTGGCTGATGCCGGTGACCTACCAGTTGCTGGCGACGAAGCTGCTGCCGTTGACCGAACTGCTCGCGTCAGGTGGGGAAGGGTTCGTCTACCTCAACGCAGGCAGCCTTTCGGTGCTGACGCCCGACGAGGCCAAGATGGTGCTCGGCGTGACCGCAGCCGACGTTTCGGATTTCACAGAGACCGTGCTCGCGATCTTGTCATCGCACATCGTGCAAGGCACCGGTGTGACGATCACGATCAGCAGCGCCGGTGTGCTGACCATCTCATCGCCATGACACTGAGTTTGGACGGGTGCTCAGGAACCGCTTTCTGCATCGAAGACCCGGTGTTCGTGGCGCATGCCAGCCGGGAGCTTCGACCGGGCGTAGCCTCGGCTTCCGAACTAGCTGAGATTGAGGCACAATGCGAAAAGGAAGAGGCCCTATGCCTAGCGTGCGAGGACGGCATGGTCGTCATCGACCTACGCCCGGGGCCGGAAGGTCTTGAAGTCTTCGTGTGGTTGGCCATCGCCTTCCGCCACGGAGCCTACGAGCGTCAAGACGCCGCGCTGCTTGCGATAGCACGCGATCTCGGTGCACAGACAATCGCCTTCGTTGCAAGGCGCAGAGGCTGGGCAAGGCGGCTGGGGCCGGAATGGCACCGTCGCAGCAAAGACGAGTTCATGAGGCGTGTGACGTGAGCAAAGGCGGCAGCGAGGTCAAGGAAACGAGCCAGCAGCGCGCGATGACGGAGTTCGCCGTCAACCAGCTGCAGGACTACACCAAGCGGTGGCTGCCGCTGCAGAAGCGGCTCGCCGCGCAGACCGTGGAGTCGGGCGCTGCAGGTTCCGCCGCACGCAAGTCGGCTGCCGGTCGCGCCAACGTCGACACGCAGATCGCTTTTGCCGGCGCGGGCAACGCGCTGGAGAAGAGACTTGCCGGCAGCGGCCGCAACCCGGCCACCGCGTTGACCGGCCTGTCTGACAGCGCCGCCACCTCGCGCGGCATGGGTCAGGTCACCGCTGACCAGAGCGTGGACGACGCCTACACCGAAACGCTCGCGGCGCTCGCCGCCACCGGCCGAGGCGAGCGCGCCGGAGTGGCCAA